CAGCCACTCTCCGTGCTCCAGCAGTTCCTTCGCTTCGGCCAGTCTGCGCCCGATCTCGATCCCGCAGAGCAGCGACAGTCGCCGCCCTGCGTCCACATACATCCGGATCTCCGCGCCGATCAGCTCCGGCGTCCGCTTTTCCTTCAGCTCGTTCATGCTGTCTTAACCTCCGTTGTTATTGTTTCTTCGCCTGGCAGTACCGGGTTCCCGTTCCTGTCCCGCTCGGATCCGCTGTTTACCCACTCAAGCCACGGCCCGAGGAACCAGCCGAAGCGTTTCTCCGGCTCTGCCGCGCCTCCGTAGTTTTCGTTCCTGTACCCGTGGATCTGCCGGATCCCGATGCGCCCCCTGTCCTCTTTCAGCTCGATGGTCAGAAAGGACCGGCCCGGCGTCCGTGCCTTTCGTAGGAAGAGGATCGTCGTCTTTCCCTCGATGTGTCTGGCTGCGTATCCGCCTACACAGTGGTGCAGCGTCTTCCCTTCCGCGACAATCTCCTCCGATCCCTTCGGGATCAGGATGCAGTATTCGCCCATGCGGAAGGCGTACTTCTTCTCCAGCTGTTTCCGGCGTGTCTTGTACTTCTTCAGCTCCTCCTGGTTCTTCCGCACGGTGATGGTCTCCGCCGCCTGGTCGTGCCGCTCCTGCAGGTTCTTCGGCATGGTCACCGTCTTCTCATCGAGGTCGTAGCCCAGCCGCAGCGCCATGTCGAGGTAGTCGTTCCACTCCCGGAGGATCCGCTCCGCCGGCACTGCGTACCGTGCGCAGGTCGGTTGCAGGCTCCGGAAGTAGTTGCTCCCCTGTTTCGCTGTGACCTTCGCTTTTCTGCAGCATTCCATCAGCTGCTTCATTTCCTTCCGGCCGCCGACGGTCTCGCGGATCTCGATGTACTGCTTCAGCTTCAGTTCCGGGAAGCTCCTCCAGTCCTTCAGGTCCGCAAGGTCCATCTCCTCCCGGAGAAAGCTCTTCGCCTCCTGTGCGCTCATGCGCAGGAAGCCCGCCGGGTTCTTCGCGTTCCAGTTCAGGAGCTTCGCGTTCTTCCGTCCTTCCTGGATCAGTTCCAGCACCGCTCCCGAGAATCCCATCTTCACGGCCATCTCGATCTGCGGATGGACGCAGGCCCAGCCGAGGTATTTCATCACGCCGTTCACCGGACGCCCTCCGTTGCAGCCCATGTACTGTTCATAGAATTCCAGAATCTGGCAGTATCGCAGGTCCGTCTCCGGCAGCGCGTCCGCCAGCCCGATCACCATGTACTCTCCGTCATAGTCGCAGTACCCGCACAGGTTCGGCGGGAACGGTTCGCAGATCGTCTTCATGGGCGTCATGGCGTACTCCGTCGGGTCCAGCGGTCCGCAGCCCCAGTGTGTCACCGTCTGCGTCCAGACGGCAGCGCCGGCCCGGCTGAAGTAGTATCGCTTTGTCGGGTACCAGCTGATCTCTCCCGTCAGGTTGTCCCAGTCGAATCTCCGTCTGGCGTTCCCCGCCTGAATCAGCAGCGCGCCGTCGTCTCCCGCTCTGGCGACCGCGACCTTGACCCAGCGTTCCAGGCTCGGCATGTTGTACCTGTACTTGTGTGTTGCGATGCCCTCGACCGTTTTCCCGCACTGCGGGCAGTTGCATTTCTCGTGGTGGAGTCTCCCCCGTTTATAATTTCCCCGCTCCGCCTCGAAGCTCTCCCCGCAGGCCGTGCAGGTGCAGAGCCGGATTGGGCCCGAGACGTTCCACCCGTCGTCCCGGTATTCGTTCCGGAAGAACAGGTACTGTGGGAAGAGCTCTCGGATGCTCTCCTCTTCTTCCACGCTCAGTCCCCAGTCGCTCAGTGTCTCCAGGGCCTCTGCTCTTTTTTCCTCCGGCAGTGTGCATTTCGGATTCATCCCCGGCCCTCCTTACAGAAAGTCCATCAGGTCCAGCACAATTTCGCCGGGCGCTTCTGCCTTCGTCTCCTTGGCGTCGTCTCCCGCCGCGCCGATCAGGTCGATGCTCATCTGCATCCGGATGGCCGCGCCCGGGAAGTAGAACTGCACGGCCTTGGTGTACGCGTCCAGGTCCGAGATGCTGCTCCCGATGCCTTTGGCCACCTCGCCCATGCATCTGGCGAAGCTGCCTCCCTGCGCAACCGCCTGCGCAAACTCCTCGTCCTGCCGGCAGAAGTTCTCCAGTGCTCCGCGTACGGAGGAGGCCATGGCCAGCTCCTTCTGGCCTTTGACCTCCTTCGCTCCTTCCCTCAGTTTCTTCAGCGCCTCATCCGTGAATCCGTTCATCCCTGGTACCTCCACGTCAGCGTGCCTGTTCCGAATTCCCATGTGTTCCGCAGCACGTAGTCTGTCTCGCTCCACGCTCCGTACACAAAGTCCTTCGTCAGTCCGTTCGGTACCACGCCGTCGTAGTAATCCCGCACCAGCTTCTCTGCCAGCTCCCGGTCGTGCGCCGTGATCTTGTTGTCCTTGGAGTAGAACATCCACTGGTTTGGCTGTTCGATGACCTCCCGCAGCGTCCCGCCGTATCGCCCGCTCATCAGCCGGGCGATTGCGTTGCAGAGGATCCCGCCCTTCTGTGTGTCGCTCTTCATTGGCGCAACCAGCCGCGCTGCCGCGTCGATCTCCTGGTTGAGGAAAGCCTCTCTCGATGCCTCTCCGCTCAGCCAGTGTTCCGCCTGTACCTTCTCAGCCTGCTCCTGCTTGTACTGCTCCAGCCTGCTGGCGTACTCGATCGCCAGCTCCTGCCGTACCCGGGCGGTCGCCTTGTGATCCACGTACGCGCTCAGGCAGATCGTATAGATCACAAAGGCCGCTGCCGCTGCGAGCAGGATCCCGTACCGTTTCCCGAATCGCTTCAGGTCGAAGTCCAGGCTCATCCGGTACCATGGCTGCTTCTTCTCCGCGGCCTTGCCCGCCTTCCTCGGCCGGTATTCCTTCACGTCCGCTTCTTTCATCTTGGCTCCTCCCCACATGGGCAGCTCCGCTCTTGCGTTTTCAATCATCATGGTGTATAATCTCCTTGTTTCAGTCATCTTTTTCATTGCCGCGCGCTCGCTGGTACCGGGTGCGCGGCTCTTCTTTTTTCTCTCTCGAACCGGTGCTCTTTCCTCTGGTAGTTTTCCCACCAGTACGCCAGTCCCAGCCAGTTCGTGTTGTAGTCGTACATCTGGTAGAACCTCCTCTCCAGATCCTCCGGGCCGGCGGCGCTCATGGTCTGGTACTTTGGCTTGATCCACTCGCCGTTCTTCCACGTTGCGAATACTGCGACGTAGTTCATGCTTCCTCCTTATGCCATGCCCCCGAAGCAGTCCTCCGGCACGCTGTCCGGCAGCCGCTTCTGCATCGCGGCTCGCTTCTTTGCCGCGAGCTTCTCGGCCATCTCTTCGATCTCCTGCCACACGGACTTTGCTTCCGGTTCCGGCTCAGGCTCCTCTTCCTCGCCCAGGTAGTTCTTCCCGAACTCGGCGATGAAGTCCTGCAGCGTCCAGCCGTTCTCCTCCATGGCCTTCCTCTGCCCGTACTGCTTGACCCTGCGGTCGACGTCCTGGTTGCGGTGCACGCTGTTCTCGCCGCCGTTGTGGTGCTCCCAGCCGCAGAGGTAGACCGTCAGGCCGTACCGCTCGCTCTTCTTTTTCAGCCCGACGCCGTTGAAGATGTGGTGCTCTTCCAGTCCCTTCGGATCCTGTGTTCCGTTCTTTCCGCAGAGGAAACAGACGCGGTCTTCGTGGTACATGCTTCTTCTCCTTCCTTATAGGCTGACGGCTTCCCGCAGTTCCTCGATCGGGATGTGCCCCTTCCGGTTCAGGTTCCTCAGATCTCCCAGTGTCAGCTGTTCCGGGTTTCTGATCCGCTCCCGGTTTGTCTTCGGCGAGTACCCCAGCACCGGCACCAGGTTCTCCCCGTTGAATCCGTAGCCCTTGAGGAGCCGCGTCATCTTCTGGAACGGCTCCGGCTTTTGTTTAAGATACGGCATCCTGTGTCTCCTCCTGTGTCGGCAGCTCTTCCTGCTGCACGTCTTCGAGCCGGTTGACCAGTCTGCTGCGGATCATCTTGATCCCTGCCAGCACGCCGGCCTTCCGCTCTCCTCGGTAGAGAATCTCCGCCGACTTGCTCAGCGAGTCGCAGTATCGGATCATCTCCTCGAACGCTTCCTTTGCTGTCATGGTGTTTCCTCCTTCCTTACATCATCTTGTTCAGGTTCTCCTGCATGCCGTCCTGCATGTCCTCCAGTTCGGCCTCTGCCTGCGCCTTCTGCATGGAGTACATCGCGAGCCGCAGCTGCTGGTCCGCTTCGCTCATGTTCTGGCAGAGATCCTCGCAGGCGTCGTACTCGTTGATGTGCCGCAGCTCCGCGTCGATCAGCAGATCCAGCTCCTCGATCAGGCCGGCGATCTTGTCGGTGATCTTCTTCATCTTCTTTGCCCGGTACTCGGTCATGGTGTTCCCTCCTTGAATTGAAATGTCTGATTGATAGCCGCTGCGAGACATTGTACGAACACTTCGTCTGATGTGAGTTCATTCTGCCCGATCATCACGAGTGCGCCGTGCACCCACTCGTGGATCAACGATTGCAGCTGCAGCGCCTCCGGCATATCCCGGTTGATTTTGATTGCGGCATTCGTGTAGTCTATTTCTCCGAAGTGACTGTCCATCTTGAAATTGTCCTCACAGAGCGTGACCTTGTGCGGTACTCCGCAAATGTTAACGCTGTCCGGTATCGTTGTTATTCCCCCTTTCGTTAAGGTTCATCAGGAAAAAGTCAAGGACTTTTTCCCTCCAAAGGGAGTATACTCCCTGCGTTGCGTTACGCAACTTCAGACGCAAAAAAATATCTGCCAAATTCTCCGGACTCAATCCCAAGCATGTCAGCAAGCATGCGGGCTTCGTCCAGATCCATCGGGCGGATACCGTTAATCTTCTGTGAAACTGTCGGCGCAGCAATACCGAGAGCCGCTGCCACGTCTTTTTGTGCAACTCCTCTTTCGTGCATACGTTCTTTAATGAGCTGGGAGTTCGGCATTTTTATACCTCCTTTCTTGTTGCGCTACGCAACTTTACTATAAAATAACACAGCGTTTTCTGTTTGTCAATAGCGCTGTGCAAATAAATTTTATAAATATATTGCGTACTGCAAATATTTATGGTATCATAGCAGGCACGGAGGTGATATGCTTGCTTACAAATAATGAAATAAGCTTTCGCATCAAAAGTACCAGAGACCTTCGCGGTCTCACTCTCGACGATATAGCGTCGCAAGTCGGCGTTGCGAAGTCTACCATCTCGCGATATGAGAACGGTACAATCGCAAAGTTTAAGCTGCCAGTTTTGGAATCAATAGCAAAGTCACTCGGCGTGGATCCTAACTGGCTCATAGGAAATACAGATACTCCTTCTCCGGTACCAGCGCCGGCGCTGACCGGTGCCGAGCAGCACCTCCTCGACAACTTCCGGGATTTGAACCCCGACGGTCAGGATAAGCTCATCGACTACTCCGACGACCTGGTGCTCTCCGGCCGTTACTGCAAGACACCCTCTCGTTCCACATCCTCCGCCGCTCCCGATAAACAACTGTCCGGCGACTGATGAATATTACTCAAAAGAAATATTAAGAAAAATAATTGTTGCAATTATTACTTCTTTGTAATACTATTGAAAAGGATGTGATGAACTAATGAACAAGAACTCCGTGCTGGAATGGCTCCGAATGTACCTGAGTGATATCTTATGTCATTCTGAATTCATTCCGGGTTTGCTTTCTTTGATAACCGGATCCGGATTTGAGGAGAAATTCTTTCGGCTTCTCGTTGCGAGGTTGCAGATGCTTTCTTCTCGCGGCGCCAAAGCGGTTATTGCGAAGGAATTCGAGTCCATTGGCGGTGGCTTGTTCAGCATGCATCTGTCCGGGCGTGGTTTCAACATCAGGATCCTGTATGGCTTCCTTCCGAACCAGCAGCCCGTTCTGCTCTCTTCGTTTCACGAGCGTGCCGGTAAAAAGGTTACGGATTATTCTGCTTATATTCCAGAGGCTCAAGCCCGCCTGGAGCAGATGAGAAAGGAATTTGAAAATGGCAGATAAGAACAAAATAAAAGACCTGCTCAGTGCAGCTGGGTCTGGAATGAGCGCCGAAGAGATGATGCTCGCCAGTCTTCAGGGCGTTATCGCAGGAGAGATCTCCATGAAGCGGCAGGAGCTCGGTCTGAGTCAGGATGATATGGCTCAGAAGCTCGGAGTCTCTCAGGGCCTTGTGTCTCGTTGGGAACGAGCAGAGACAAACTTCACGCTTGAGACTCTCGTCCGCATCGCATCCGTTCTCGGTCTCAACGTGCAGTCTCCCATCGTCCCTAAAGCTCCGCAGGCATACACTGTCGGGTCGAGCAATGTAATTGTCTTTCCCGTAAGATCTGATGGATGGCGCACTGAATCTCGCAGCCTGCCGTCCAATTATGATGCAAAGGAAAATTGAAGGAGGTCGCCATTATGTATCAGTACGCGAATTCATTCAGCTATTCTTCCAATACCGATTCAGGAGAATTCCTGCTCGCATTCCGTCAGCAGTATCCCGTCCTTGACGAAAAGGGCAGCGTGAAAGAAATCACGGTAGACCCGATCGCTGAAATTGTTCTAAACAAAGCAGGTCTGATTGCATTAAGATGTCTGCTTGACCAGATCAATTTGGAATAATCTTTGATGCAGACGGCGGGCGGTATAAACAGCCCGCCGTTTCTTATTCATCTGGAGGTACATTGTGAAACTCTATCTTGATGAATACGGCAACCGGATCTCGGACCCTGCCTATACTCCCCCGCCCGGTTCCTTTATCTACTCCACCCGGCGTGGTGACTTCGTCTTCCCTCAGTGCGGCAAGATCCTCACCCTCACCGCCGAAGCGCCGGATCCGCCTGGTGATGACTCATGAAGTGCCGATACTGTAAGCGTCAGATCCAGGACAACTCCGTGTTCTGCAACTGGTGCGGCAAGAAGCAGCTGAAGGACAAGACCGAGATCAGCGTTCCCGCTCCCCGTCGTCTGAAGAACGGCGACTGGTACAACCAGGTTATGGTGAAGGGCACCCGGGTCACCGTCTCCGGTAAGACCGAGGCCGAATATTATGCCAAGGCCCGTGCTGCCAAGGCCGGGCTGATCGAATCAAAGAAGCCGGACAACCGGATCGTCAGCGATCTGGTCACCGAGTACATCACCGTCCGCGAGGGCAAGATCTCCGCGTCCACCATCGACGGCTACCTTCGTAAGTCGAAGAACAATCTCCAGAGCCTGTACCCGCTCCGGGTCAAGGATCTGTCGAAGGAAAAGGTGCAGGCAGCCATTAACGATGACGCTGTGAACTACTCCGGCAAAACCATCTGGGATGCCTGGAGCCTGATCAAGTCCGCGGTCGGCATTGAGTACGAGGGCCTCGTCTTCCCTTCAAAAAAGCCGCAGAAGAAACCTCCGGTCTACACCTCCGACGATCTGCGCAAGCTGATCCTCGCGCTCGCCGATATCGGCGGCGAGGTTGAGTGCGCCGGTCTGCTGGCTGCCTGGATGTCGCTGCGCCGCTCTGAGATCTTTGGCCTCCGCTGGTGCGACGTCTTCCCCTCTTCGATCCGGATTGCCAAGGCGATGGTCTACGACAAGGAACACAAGCTCGTCGAGAAGGATACCAAGACGGAACTCAGCGAGCGCATCATCCCCTGCGACCGGTATATCCTGAATAAGATCAACGCCCTCCCGCATGAGGGAGAGCGCGTGTTTCGGATGTCCACATCCGGGATCTGGAAGGGAATCACCACGGCCTGCGACCGCGCCGGTATCGAGCACGGATACCTCCACGGTCTCCGGCATACCAATGCTTCCGTCATGGAGCTGCTCGGGATCTCCGATACCTACGCCAACCGGCGCGGTGGCTGGGCCTCCGATCATGTCAGGAAGAATATCTACGTCGCGGACATGCCAGAAGGCGATCTGGAGACCGCGCAACAGGTGGACGGCTACTTCCTCGGCCTGATTACTTACGGCCCGCCGAAGCCTCCTCGCTGATCTCATTACTAAGAATTTACTAACGGCATATAAGAGTGCCAGTAATTACTGGCCTCTTGGCCTCGTCTTTCGGGGTTCGAGTCCCCGCTGGAGCACCAATCAAGGGAAGTCAGTAATTCCTTGTGAATCGCTGACTTCCCTTGATTTTACTGGCTTTTTCGGCGTTTCCTCTCTCTTGTTTTCGTTCTTCTGCTCCCGACTTCATTAGTAATTTTTCGCACAAAATTACTAATGAATTACTAATGGATTACTAACGGACTCCGTCCTGAAAAACTCCCTCGGTGCATTTTGATCTGCATCGAGGGAGTTCTCTTATGTGTTCTCTGCCGCTCCGAGCACCAGGCTTCCGTCGTTGTTGAGATCCTGCATCATGGCCAGAATTTCTTCCGCTTCCTCCTGTGTGATTTCTCCGCTCTTCACAGCTGCAAGAACCTGTGCTTTGTTATACAGCTTGCGTCTCCAGAGATTCATAATCCGGTTGAAGCCCCAGCTTCTCCCATTCTCAGGTCGGACCGTGTTCGCTGGATCATAGACCGGCGTCGCGTTTGCGCTGCTGCTCTTGCGGCCTCCGCTGCTGCGTCGTCCGCCGCCACCTCGTCCTCCGCTGGATTTCTTTCCGGAGGATTTCTTTTTCGTCGTGCTTTCTCCGTCGTGCCACGGTGCGCGGCTCAGGTTCTTTTCCGAATATCCGTCGTTGCTGCTGTCCCATCCGGCGAGCGCCAGCGCGTCTTTCTGTTCCGGTGTGAGATCCATGCTGTCGATCAGTGCAAAGATCTTATCCATCTTACTGTACGGGATGCTCTTGCCGTTCTCGTCCTTGTCGCCCTTGATGGTCTCCGCAGTCTGTGCAAAGTCGAGATATTCCTTCTTGCCGATTCCCGCGTCCTCCAGCTCGTCGAACCACGTGCGTGCCTGCCACGGGCTCACGTCATCCAGTTCCTCATAGTCGGTCCCGATGAAGTCCCATCGGATCAGCGAGTTCTCTGCGCTCTCCTCGGTCTTGCTGTAGCCGTAGTCCACCATCATCCGCTTCATCTCATCCCGGCTGTAGTCTCCGTTGATGTACATCTCCTGGATCTCCGCGCGCTCCCGCTTATGCCCGGTGTCTCGTTCGAACTCCAGAGCCTTCACGGTGTCCAACGCTTCCTCTTCGGTTTTGCCTCCGTACTTCTGGTACATCTCCACAGCTTCGTCTTTGCCGATTCCGCCGTAGAGAAACTCGTCGTCAATCTCGCTGTAGTTGATCCCGGTGTCCAGCTCGCTCGACCACTTCTGCGCCTGAGCCTCTGCCTTCTCTTTCTTCAGGCCACCGTACTCCATCAGCATCTCAACAGCCTGTTCTTTGGTCAGATCACCAGCCAGATACGTGTTTCCAATCTCGCTGTATGGGACGCCGGTCTCCGCTTCGCAGGTCCATTTCTGTACCAGCGCTTCAGCTTTTCGCTCAAGCATCCCTCCGTATTCCACCAGCATGTCCACAGCTGTCTGCCGGTCGATTGGCTCCGCGCCTTCCTCGTTCCCGACATACCGTTTCTCGACTTCGTTCTTGACTGCCGCTTCCACGCCGCTCCGTTTGAATCTGAGGTCCTCAAGTTCCTTCTTGGCCTCCGCGAACTCCGCTCGGTCTCCTTCGTTCATGGCGTTGATCAGCCGCTCGTACTTTTCCGGATGCGCCCACACATACGCCATCTGCCTGGCTTCCTCTTCATCCTCTGCCAGCTCATACTTCTGCAGCAGCTCCACCGCTTCGTCTTCTGTGAGGTATCCGTCTTTCACGGCGTACTTGATTTTCTTCTCCTCGCCAGGATCGTAGGTATGGACCTTCCATTCTCTCTTTGCCTCGCCTGCCGTGCTGTTCCAGAGCGCCAGTGCGTCCCGGATTCCGTTGCCCATCGGCAGACCTGACAGCTGGCTGGCTGCTCTGAGCGTCTGATAGATCTTCCCCCACGTTGTCATGTTCCCGTTGTAGGTCGCTTTGGTCGGCTCATCCTGGAGCCCCAGCTGCAGTGCAAGTGTCTCCTTCCAGATCTGCGCAGCTTTAATGACGGTGTTCATCCATTCAGTATCCATCCTGCTGGTTCCGTCGCCTGACAGCATGCTGAAGAAGTCCTTGACGATCGGCAGCTTGTTGTGGATCAGCAGATCCTGCATCAGGTTTCCGTTCTTCCCGAGCAGCTTCTCGGAAAACCGTTCCAGATATGTTGCGTACTCGTCGTCATCTCTGGCTGCGTCGATCATGCTTTCCACGATGGCACTCATGATCGCTGTCGCCACATACGCACCTGCCGCTTTGCCGACCGCGCTGCCGCTGTTCTTCCACGCTTCTGTCTTGCTCTTGCCCTGTCGCCTCTGGTTCTCATAGTCTCCATACGCATCCAGGAGCATGTTGTAGCTCAGTGTCGGCTCCGACATAAACGCTGTCATCATGCCGGCATATGCGCCTTTCTGGCGCATGACGTGGCTCCTTGTCATCGTGCTGTCCATGACCTGTGTGCGGTACACGACTTCGCGGAAGCGCTTCGCTGTTGCTTCTGCCAGCTCGTCTCCCTTCAGCCCTTTGTCCATCTGCTCCGCCTTGCACGCGTTCCACAGTGCTCCCCAGGTTGTCTTGTCTCCCAGCTCCGCGCCTTTCATCGAGAACTCCTGCAGCTTTTCCTTCGTTCCGTCCGCGTGTTTGATCATGTCCCGGAGGCCGGCATTGATATTTGTGTCGTAGAAACCCAGGTCTTTCCATGTTGCGGTTCCGCTGTTCTTCGCAGCTTCTGCCTGCCCTGCCCGGTTGCTCATCGTCAGACCTTTCGCGAGGTACTTCGGGCTGATAGCCGCTGCGGCGCGCAGGTATGAAGTCGGCTGCAGCATCGCCACTCGAAGGTTTGCCCCCACTGCTGCGATCTTGTAGTTCGATATCATCCGGCTTGCCAGATCCTCACCGCGGCCCGCTTCGTGTGTGCCGTTCAGATCCTGCATGAATGAGGTGAAGTAGTTCCTCGCCTCCCTGCCGTATGCGATCTCTGCCTGCTTCTGGATGCTGTCATATCCGTACTGCCCGTTTTCATCCAGGTCTCCGGTCTGACTGTAGCTGAACCACTTCATGGCGTCCAGCATCGGCAGCCCGAGCCCGTTGTACTTTGCCATGTCTGCCATGTGATTCGCGAACACGTCGAAGATGTTGTCGATTACAATGCTGTTCGACGCTTCCTTCACCGTGCTCTTGGTGAAGCTCATGTTCAGCAGGCGGAACAGATTTGCCGCGTCACTCGCCGGGTTACGCAGCGCTCTGCTTCTGTCGTCCGTCTGGATCGGGAAGTAGTTTTCCTCTGTGAAGCTCCGGATTCCGAAGCGTTTCATGGACACCTCGTTGCCCCAGTCGGATCCGACCGTGTTCATGTATTTCTGCAGCGCGTCCGCAATCTGTTTCTCCCTGTCGGTCAGCGTGTCGATGATCTTCCCGATATCCTCCAGATCCAGCAGGTAGTTCTCCCCCTGTGTGACGGTGCGCTTTCCGTCCTTGTAGTCCGCCACCCGGATGCCGGCTCCGGCAAGGTGCCCGCGGGCCTGCTCACGTTTCCACAGACAGTACAGGCTCATGATCTGTGCCTTCGTCATGGTGACTGTCTCCGGCTTATCGAAGCCTTCGCTCATGTCTCCCTTTCTGCGGAGCTTGAACTCATGGACTTCGTTCTGGATGTCCTTCGCTTCTTTTTCCGTATAGGTCTCGTTTGCGAAGTCGATGACCTGCTTGGCGTTGAATGCGAATTTATCCCAGCCGTCCTGCAGTCGCTCGAACATCTTCACGCCCGGCTCTCCCAGTTTCCGGAAGAAGTAATACGGCGTCGTGTTCTGGAACCGCAGGAACTTGCTGATCTTTCCTCCCGTCTCGCTTCTCGGCCGGTCCACGCCGAGGCTCTTCAGATGCCTGATTCCTTCTCCCGCCTCCTGGCTGATCTTTGCACCGCGCGCGTCACTGAGGATCTCGTTCGCGTTTGTGATCGCCGTTGTCAGTGTGGTCAGGATCTCGTCCAGGCGCTGCAGTTCTTCGAGCCCCATCATGTTCGGATTCCATACCTTCCCCGCAGCTTCTGTCTCTTCTACAGCCTTCTGCACTGCGGACAGGTGCTCGTTCAGCTGCTCGACGGTATCGGTCGGCAGATCGAGGTACATGCCGCCCCACTTGTCTGTGTCCCCCTGCATGTACGCATTCTGCTGCGCGACGATCTTGGATACTTCCTGCATGTTCCGGAGGTACCGTTTCTTCTTCCCCTGCTCCATGCCTCTTGAGAGGTCCAGATCCATCAGCACCCGGCCGACCGCTTCTTTCATCGGTTCCGGAATCGGGTTCTTTCCGCTGTTCTCTGTCAGATACTTGAGCAGGCGCTTCCCGGTTTTATCGATTTTCTTTCGGACCTTCTCCTTCTCATTCCGGTTCCGCATGGTCTCTCTCTGGTTTTCCAGCGCGGCGCGTACCTCGTAGCGCTGCATTTTCTCCAGCTCCATTGCCTTGCGTCTGGCTTCCTGTCTCACTTCGCGAACCGTCCGGTCAGCCTTCCGCAGCCGTTCCTTGATCCGGTTGTAGTTGATGTCCGCCTTGGTCAGCTCCGGCCTCAGCCGCCCGTACAGGACCTCGTCTGCAATCCTGTCGGTATAATATGCGGATGCCATTTCCGCTTCCTGGTCGTTTGCGAAGTTGAACATCCTCTGCGGTTTCAGTTCTTCCAGTGCCTTCAGAATCTGATCAATCTGGTCGCTCCCTGCCGTGATGTCCTCCGGGAACAGTCCGCTTCCGTACTCGCTGCGCAATGTCTGATATACATCGTCTATGTTCTGCCCCTCATTGGAGAACACCATTGTTCCAAACTGTCTTCTGCGGAAATCCTGCCAGTCCCCAATGTCGCTCGTCCACATGTCGTCCGGTCGGATCTTCAGTTCCTTCAGTCGGTTCCTCAGACTCTGCCTGGTATCTGCTTCCGTGTCGATTGTGGTATAGGAATTGTCCACCAGTTCCTCGGCGATTGTTTCCGCGGCGTCTCGCACGTCTTCCCAGTTCAGTCCGTATCCCTCGTTGTTGGATACGACCATGTCCGCCAGCTCCTGTACCATCTCTGTCAGTTCGGTGCGGTCTCCCTGATAGTCTGCGTGCTCCATGAGAGCGTCGGCGATCTTCTTCACGTCGCTGCGCTTCGCCCGCTGCTGCCCTTCTTCGGTGATCCGTCCCTGCTTCTGCCAGTATTCCGCTGCTTTCTGCAGTTCTTTGTTCGCCTCCCGGAGTTCCCGGATGGTCCTCTCCTCCGCTGTCTCCAGCGATTCATCCGTTCTGCGGTTTCTTCCGTCTTCCTGTTCGCCGACCTGGAGTTCCGTCCCGCCCTCTTCGTCTGCGGAATAGAACTTTTCCGCTCCGCGTTGCAGTCTTCTCAGGAACGCCTTTGCATCTTCCAGCTCGTCTCCGCTGAGCCTTCCGCTGTCGATCAGGTCGCTCAGGTATTCTTTTTCTCTTTCCCGGTTTTCCTCCGCGTCCCATGTGTCGAGCAGGTCCCCAGGCCGGTATCCTGGGTAGTAGATGCTCGGATGCCGCGCGCCGTACCAGCTGGCAAAGTTCTCGTTCCTCGCTTCAAGGCCGTACCCTTTCCCCGTGTAGATCTGCTGCGCTGCCGCTCCGATGTGTGGAAGGAGCCGTTCGATCAGATAATAGATTCTTTCCCGGCCTTCTTCTCCTTCGTCCTCTGACAGTTCGAGCAGGCTGTCTATGATCTGATCCGCGCCGTTCATGTCGCTGGCTGTGTGGTCATTGTTGTACAGGTTGAAGTCCGTCAGGTCGTCGATGTCTTCCTCGCTGATCCACTGGTCGCTGTTTTCATCCACGCCTCGGTACAGATCCCTGAGCTCCCTTCTCAGCTGCTGCACGTCCTCGTATTTCTGCCGCATCCCCGGGTGCAGCCCGCTCTTATACATCTCATTATCCGAAATGTCGTCCAGCGTCAGCTGATAATCTTCGTCATCTGCGGATAACTTCTGCTTGCTTTCCGCTCCGCGTTCTGATATACTGTTATCAGAAGGTTCAAGCGGCCCTTCGGTAACTCCGTCTTGTACGGTGAATCCGATTTTTGTGTTGTCGCTTGGGCCTTCGCTTATTCTTACGTAGTTCCCGTTGGAATCAATCGCTTCATTCAGATAGAACTTGTTTCTATCTACCTTATTGACGACTGCTGCGACATACACCGGTTCTCCCGCAATCGTAACAGGTGCCGCAAATACATACGACGGATACTTTCTGTCTTTCCAGTTTCTGTCGTAGTTGATTAATTCTCCGTGCTTCAGAACCTCCGGCACCGCTTCTATCGTTACCATGCGAACCCTGTTGAGTGGTTTGTGGTTGATGACGGCATCGGCTCCGTATTCTCCAAGTTCTATTTCTCCGAAGTTGTCTCTCGTAACAGAATTTCCCAGGCTGTCGAAATACTCGTTGATCTGTTGTTTTGGAGTTTTTGTCCTGTCGTTCATTTCCGTTCCCGTGAGATGCGCGACCGGTTCCATGTCTTTGATAGCGTCAATGTTCCGCAGCAGGATCTGAGCCAGCTCGTTTTTCCCTTCGTTGTCGTTCACCTCAGGCCCCGGCTTTACTGTTACCGTATTCCCTTCTGTTCCTGTCTCGTCTCCTTCGAAGTGCCATTTACCGTCACCGTCTTTGAACCATCCGGTCTGTTGCCGGATGGTTTCGCTTGCCACATCCTGCTGTTCCATCTCCTTGGCCAGGTCCAGATCGGCCAGGTCGGCAGTCTTCGCCTGACCTTCTTCCGTTGCATACCGTGGCGGCCCTCTGGTGTTCTGCGTCTGCGCTCCGTTTTGGCTTTGTGCTCTGTCTGACGTTGTTGTCCATGCGTCATAGCTGTACCGGTTCGCCCGGAGCCCGAACGCGTTCATGCCTGCGTAGGCGTCCGCAAAGATCTCTTCCAGGATCTCGTTCGCCTCTACGCCCACCGCTGCCGGGTCCGACGAGTTCCACAGCCCCCGTCTCATTTTGATATACCCGCTGACGATTGCGCGCAGTTCTTCTTTCCCGTATCTCTGCGTGATTCTTTCTCTGATCTCGTCCACAAGATCCGGATCCGCTGTTGCTTTCGCGTGGAAGGACTCATGCTTTGCGATCTGTTCCGCCGTGTACTTGCCGTCTACTCTGGCGACGATCCTGTTGTTTACCGGATCGTAGAAACCGTTGACGTTGTGTATCTTCCCGTCCGTTCCCGTGACCTGCATCGGCCCTGCGACGAATTCCACCTCGCAGCCGGTGCCGTTCTGGATGCTGTACCTGGCCTGTCTCAGCTCGTCTGTCAGATACTCATCCGCTACCGGGTATACGATCGCCTCGTCCGTTCCTTCGCTCAGTCCGATCTCCTTGCTGCTTATTGGTCTGGTTCCGCTTCGCCGTACAGCATCTCCAATACTTTGTCCAGCAGTTCTCCCTCCTGCTCGTCCAGTCCCTGTGACTGCGCTTCCTGTCCCTGCATCTCCAGCCACTCCGGCAGCTTCTCCTCCGGCACGCCCACCAGGCTCCCGTCCGCCGCTTCCACCAGCAGCGTCTTCTGCTTCGGCCCCGACGGCAGTTTCGGTCCCGGTTGTGAGTTCGTCTGCTCCACTGTCAGGCGGCTCTGTTCCGGCGGTTTCTTCTCCTGCGCCTTGCGTCTCCGTTTCTTGTCCCAGTAATCCCGGCTCTGTCTCCGCTTGGTCTTCGACATCGTTCTCTCCTTCCGTCTGTTCCGCGGCGTTTCCGCTCTGTATCTCTTCCGCTGCGCCAAGTCTCAGCCCTGTTTCCTCTCCGGCCTGTGCCTGCGCTCTCAGCTGTCTCTGTTCCTCCCTCAGCGTTTCGGCGTCCAGATCACGGTTGCTTGTGTCCTCCTTTGGAGCCAGCCCTGTTTCCTCTCCGGCCGGCTGTGCCTCCTCGCCCTGAAGGTTCCCTGTCTTCGCCTCCATTCTGCCCGCCGGCAGTTCAGCTTCCGTTCGCTTGCTGATTTCTTCCAGAACGTCTGTAGCCATGAGCTTCTCATTGGCGGCGCGGTTTGCTCCGGTCAGGATCCCGGTCGCCCCGCCCATTCCGCCGATTACAGCGCCGATCAGGTAATCATATACAACCTCTTTCGGGTCCAGCTGGCGATACAGCTCGCCCACGGTGTCTTCACGGTTGTATACTTTCTCCGCCAGCGGAGCGAGCAGGTCGGAGATTCCCTCCTCCGCTCCTTCTCCTGCGGCGCCTCCGATCAGGCGTGCAAGCGTTCTTCCGGTATCCGACTTGACGAGCCTTCGGATGATCTCTTCTGCTGCGTCGTCTGCGAAGCCCTTGCCGTACGCCTTTGACAGCACGTTCGACACGCCGTTCCCCAGTAGCTCCGTTCCGATTTCGATGCTGCCCTTTATCGCGCCATACCAGAACTGTTCGCTTGCGTTCGCTCCGTTCAGTCTCGCCTCTCTTGCGCTGGATCCGCTCGACCTGACGAACATGGGGATCAGACCGGCGTGCCCGCCGCCGAGCAGACTTCCGATCCCTGCGTCATATCCCATCTGGATAATGTTCGTCGCCACGTCCACTCCGGCCTGACCGAATTTCCCGAGTCCCGCTTTGGCCTGCGCCAGGTCGCGCGCCGCGTTCTCGCCCAGCTGATCCGCCGTTTGCTCCAGTGCTTTTCCCGCTGTCTGCAGAAACTGGTACTGTTTCAGCTGATCGGGATCCCGCTCCGGCTGAATCGCTCCTGCGGTCATCTCGTCTGTTGCCCAGCCTGAATACGGGTTTGTGTTCACGCCTTCGTATAGCGTGTCCAGTACCGTTCCTGCGTTGTTGAGCATGCCGGATGCGTAATCCTTCGTCGCGCCTCCGAAAATCGATCTGCCCCTCTCCACGTCTCCGTAGCTCTGTACGCCATTCCCGGCCGCTTCGTCTCCTGCTTCCAGTGCTCTGATGATCTCCGTTCTTCTTGCAGCCGTCCGGTTCGCCTCATCCGGATCCGTGATCCATCCGCTGTTTGTGTCGATCTCATCCAGCTCTTTGACCAGCGCATCTCTTCCTTCCCACTCGGTTGGTTTCTTGGCCAGCTCGATGCGTTCCTGAAGTCTTTGGATGCTGCTGTCTGTCTGCCGGATCTGTGACTGCAGTTCCGACATTCTTCTGTCGATCATCGAGGTTTGTGGATTATTGTCTCTGGCGATGAGGCTGTTTCTCTGTGATTGCAGCTCATCGAACTGGAGCTGCAGGTTCATCTTGGTTGTCTTCGCAGCGTCCAGCGCGGTTTCCATCCGCTGCTGTTCTGTCTTTTCCTCGCCGGCTCCGCCTGTGTATGAATACTTCACTCCCGAAGAAGCTGTATTCTTCTCTTCCGCCTTCAGCTCGTTCTGTTTCTGCCAGTAGCTCATCCAGTCCCAGTCAGACCACCAGGTCTTGTCCTGTTCGTCCAGCTCCGCGACCTCCGACCGCAGGCTGTCCAGTTTCTTTGAGCTTTCCCGCTCTCCGGTCAGTGTGCGGTTTACTTCGCTTTTCTGTGTCTGCTCTGTTCTGTTGCTCCGCAGCGCCTGCCTTGCCCACTCGTGCGCTTCCTCTGTTCCTCCGTGGAAGGAAAGGTTTGCGTCAAGTCCCTGGTTCTTTTCCTTTTCTGTCTTGGTTCCGTCCCAGAGTCCCAGTGTGAGCCCGGTCGGTGTAGCTATTTTTTTGGTGCTGACGTCCGTCTCCGTGTTTAGCTTTACAGATGCCGCAGGGCGGGGGCTGCTTGCCCCCGCCGGTTTGATGTTGCTGTTTCCGCTGCCCGTCGCTTGGGCAGCCCATTGTAATGCTGCTTCTGTCGGCATGGCTTTCTCCTTATCTGGTCACGCCTTTAGGCCCGCTCGACTTTGTCGTCGACTTTGTTGTAGACGGCTTCACCACCGTCGTGGCCTTCGTCGCTGCGGTCTTCTTCTGTCCGTCCGCCTGGTACTTCGCCGCCGCGGCCTGTGCTGCGGTCGTCTTGTTTGACGTACTCGTCGTTGACGTTCCGCTGCTTTTGACCGCCGCTGTCTTCTTCTGTCCGTCTGCCTGCGCCTTATTCGCTGCGGCCTGCGCCTGCTGTTTGGTTGTCGTGCTCGAAGTGTTGGAGCTGGTTGTGCTTGCCGCCTTTGTCGCCGCCGTTTTCTTCTGTCCGTCCGCCTGCGCTTTCGCCGCCGCCAGCGTCGCTACGTACTTGCTGCCGTAGTCTTCGGTTGCGTTCAGATTCCGGTACTTGTTGTACAGGCTGTTGTAGTCTGTCGAGTTCAGGACGCCCTGTTTGTACGCCGCCTTGATCTGGTTGAGCACGTTCTCCTTGCTCGCGCCCTGCTGCCGCAGTGTCTCCAGTGTCTGGCTGACAGTGCTGTAGTTCCCGGCTGCGGCGTCGTAGTCCTCGTAGATCTTCGACCCGATCTTTGACGGGATGATGTTTCCGTTGGCGTCCTTGAGCAGGTTTCCGTTGGCGTCTCTCTCCACCGGATATGCGTACTGTACGCCGTATCCGTTCAGCTCTTCATCGCTCAGGCCGGTCAGCTCCTTGATTCTCTGATAGTCGCTGATCTTTGAAATCGATCCGGTGACTCTTCCGTAGCTGTCCGTGTACTTGCCGAGGATGCTGTCGAGCTCGTTCTGCAGTGCTTCGTCCTCTGCCGTGTTCGCGTTCCCGCTCAGTCCGCCGCGATAGGATCCGTACCCTCCGCTTGCGTAGCTTCCTCCGGCTGTCGGCGCAGCTGCTGCCGGCGTGCCGTTCAGATAGTCTGCGAGCTTTCCGGTAACCTGCCCGGTGAGCCGATAGATGTTGAGCGCGTTCTCGAACTGTGTCTGCTCGTCTCCGATCACATCCCGCTCTCTCTGGTACTCTGCGTTCAGCATATCCAGATATCGGTTGTAGTCCGATTCGTCCTGAGCTCTGAGATTTGTCAGGTTCTGCTGCAGCTGGTTGAAACGGTTGTTGTACTCATCATACTGCTGCGCTCGGTCTGTATCCATCGCGCCCAGTGCCTGGAGCAGCTGTGCCAGCTCGTTGTTGTATTCCGTGAGCGCCTGGTTCCTCAGCTGTGGCACTGCGTCTGCGAGCTTCCCTGCGTAATAGTTCGCCGCCTGTTGCGCCGCGGTCTCCGCAAAGCTGGACACTCTCCCTCCGGTCGCAGCTGCCGCTGCCGCCAGTGCGTTTGCCGCCGCCCTGTCACCCTCTCTGTTGTAGGTCTTTTTGAAGCTGCTGAAGATCGGATCCGTCGCCGGGTCATAACGGAACTCCTCCCTGTTGATGATCCTGTCCAGTAGGTTCTTGTAATCATTGTCGTTCCGGTACTCGAAAGCGCCGTAGCTTCCGATCTGATCCATCGCGTCGTTGATCTTGCTCCCTAAGCTCGTGGCATAGCTTCGGTTTCCCTGGTCTCCGGTCCAGTAGGTTCCGTAGTTTTTTCTGAGCTGGTTCATCGCTTCGTTTACCAGCAGCTTCTGTTCGTTGGTCTGCGCGTTTCCGAGATCTCTCTTCAGGCTCAGCATGCTCAGCCCGAACTCCGGATACTTCTGTGCCACGCCCAGATCGTTGTCGTCGAAGCTGTTCGCAAGCCCCGACTCGTTGGCCGCTTTCATAAAATCGTCATAGGTGTATGTGCTCGGCACTTTGTGTTTCCCCCTTTGTCACTGCCTGCCCGGGAGGCTCTTCAGCTCACTGCCTTCGCTGTACTCCCGTGCAATGCCGTAGATCTTGCATCCGCCCTTCCCACTGAGCTTCAGCTTATAGTGGTCCGCTCTTTCCGGGATGATCGCGAGGAAGTAGCTCCGCTTGATGTCTTCCTCCAGCTTCCCGTCCTTTGGCTGGATCCACTCCCCGTCGCTGTCCATCATGATCCAGACGTTGCAGTACGCTCCTTCCTCCAGCTCCATTCTGATCTGGAGCTTGCTCACCTGTTTCTTGTTCGGGCTGTCGTCTGTGAAGTCTGCAAACTCCGCCTCCCATTCAAAGTCTGCCTCCTCAACCGACCCTGCCGGCGGATCCGTGATGGTTCCCGTGATCCAGATCTCGCCCTCCGCGTTCAGGAAGTAGAGGTTCCCTTCCGAGTAGGCGAAGTATTTGACGTGCGTGTTGTCCTCCTCATGCCACAGTCCGCGCTGCGTGTCATAGACAAACAGGTGCCATTCGTCCGCCTCGTCCTGCATGCTTACGTAATACTTCAGCCCGTCGCTTCCTCCGACTGCGTTGTGGTACCGCTCTGTTCCGAAGGCTTTGGCGATCGGCTGCGGGATTCCTCCCGTATACATGCAGATCCCGTTCCGGTTGAGGTAGAACAGCGTCTCCCCGGCAATCGCCAGGCTCTTCTCGCTGCCTGCTGCAAGGCCCAGTGTCGCGCTGCCCAGCACTTCAAAGTTTGACGGCACGCTCCCATATACTTTGTAAACGTTCCGCTCTTTCCAGACAGTCGGGTATCCGAGATACGCGATCCCTCCGGTGAATATGCCTGCGCTGCCGGTATCGACCGCGAAGCTGTCCGTGTCCAGTCCATCGTACACGTAGAAGTTGAACGGGTCTCCGAGCTTGCTTGCGTAGATGGTTGTGTCGGTGCAGCCCCAGAGCCGGTTTTCATTCTCCATCATGTACTTCAGCTCCGGCACTCTTCTGGTAAATCGGATCTGCCCGGCTGTGTCAGTTCCGTTTGTGAAGCTGTTCTCGTAGAACCGCAGCTCGTGCCCTGACATCTCCCGGATGATGACGGTGATGTTGTTCGCCGCGATGGTGCAGCCGGTGATGCTGATGGCGTCTCCCACCCGGAAGTAGTCTTCCCAGTTGATCGTATTGCAGAGGATCGTGTTCGCCTCCGCCGCTTCGCCGAAGATGGTCCCGTCCTGGAAGGTGACCACCGGCTGAAGCAGGCCGCCCACCGGCCTCGCCTGCGTTTCCATCATCCCGAATTCGTCAGAGAAGACATTGTAGTATGCCATGTCCGGTGCAATGATGATGTACCCGTTCATGGCCGCAAAGCTTTTCTCGCTGTCTTCGACCTGCCCCTTCAGCACACCGTCATAATAAAAATTGGTTCCGTCGACCCAGCACAGCTTCTCCCACGCGAAGAGTCCGTTCCCCTTCTGCAGTGTTTGAAACTTTCTGCGTTTCGGTCTGGTCGCCATCACCGGGAACTGGTCGCTGCACAGGTTCTTCATCGAGTACAGCTCACCGTCTCCCGCTCCTGCGCTGTGATTGAGTCCGCCGAATTTGCTCTGCCGGCCCTTCTTGATTCCGTCCGAGTACATCGGTGTTTCTATTTTCATACTCCGCCTCCTCCGATGTACGGCAGGTTGTTCACATATACATCGCCCTTGATATCCGTGCGCTGTCCGGTCTTTCCGAATACCGCATCGCCTGAACTGTTGACCGAGATCGCTGTCTTCAGCTCTGCCATCTCTCTGATCAGCGTTGCGACGTCATTTCCGATCGCCGTGATGTTTGCCAGCGCCGTGTTGACGTCCGTTCTCAGCGAGCTCAGGTCTGTGATCGCTCCCGCCTCCCACGTTTCCAGGGCAGCGATCTTTTGGTTCTGCGTTCCGTCGCTTGTCTGCAGGCTGGTGATGTTCTGCTGTACCGTTAGCATGTTCGCCTGCAGCGTGGCGATGTTTGTTTCCGCATCGCTCACTCTGCTCGGCAGCTGCTCCAGCGCCGCTACTCTGTGCTGCAGCTGGACCAGGCTCTGGTTCGTCTGGTTCAGCTGTGCCGCCAGTGTGGTGACAGCCTCGACAATGTCCTCGGTGCTGTCCGTGGAAAAGTCTTCCAGCGCCTTGCTGTTGAAGTTTGACATGTCCAGGTTGTTCAGGGTGTAGCGCAGCTGCTCCACCATGATGCGGAGATAGTTCATCATGATGTCAACCTGCTCCTTGTTGGTCTCCTCTCCCGTGAAGGTTGGGAAGTTCGTGTCTATGTACAGAAAATTTGACGGCACGTCTTCGCCTCCTCTTGATCTTGGCAGGCGGCCCGGTCATTATACCGTCCCGCCTGCCTTCCGTTTTATTCTGTGGTTTCCGTGTCTTCCGTCGGCGCTGCCTGGTACAGTTCTGTGTCAGCCTGTGCGTTCGTCGGAACGTTCCAGAACCCGTTCTTCATATCGTTCAGATAGCTCTCTGCGTATCCCTGGATCAGGGCCTCAACGTCAGCGCCGGATGCTTCGATCAGCTGCATGGTCGCCGCGCTGATCTTTTCGTACACCAGTTCGTACAGCTTATCCTTCAGGAATCTGATGTCTTCCGGATCCAGCTTGCCGTAATTGATTTCCTTGAAGTGGTTGACATACAGCTGCTGCAGCTCCCCGACCGTCTGCACGACAACGTCCCGCAGAATTTCCATCGCTGCCTGCGTGTTTTTCAGGTTCGCGTTTTCTCCCGCCTTTCTGATCAGCCAGGTGAACGCGATCGCGAGCGCCGCTTCCAGCACTCTTGCCACGATGGTCACGACTTCCGTCGTCAGTGCTCCGAGCATTTCGTTCCCGGCCTGGCTGCACCCGCACAGCAGCAGCGCCATGCACAGCGCCAGGAATATGGCGAGTAATTTCTTCATGTGACTACCTCCATCTCTTGAACTTCCTTGTTGATTTTGTCGATGAAGCTGTTCCCTCCCAGGGCCTTGTATGCTCCGTACATGAGGACAAAGTTTTCAAACTCGTACTGTCTGATTCTGTCCTCGTGGTCTTTGCCTTTGTAATAGATACTCAGCATTTCCGCGCGGAGCATGCAGCGCTGCCCCTCTTCGATCTTCTTGATCCCGAACAGCTTCTCCCGTGCCGGCTTCGCCAGAATCGCGATCGCCGCTGCCATTGACGTGATCAGGCTGCAGACCTGCAGGATCACGCCGGTGTAATGTGCAAGCATATTCATCATCTCCCGAAAACTGTTTTGTCGATGCCGAGCGCGGTAAAGGTGTCAGGTCCGCAGACCGCATCCGGCTTTAGTCCGGCGTCCCTTTGGAACTCCGTCAGCTTCGCTGTTGTCGACGCCCCGAAAATCCCGTCAACCAAAACGCCGTATCCTTGAAGGGCAAGGAGACTCTGCATCAGCCTGATCTCCGGCCATCCGTCGCAGTGCACGCTGTCGATGGTTCTCGGCGGCCATGTTTTCGGAATCGGCATCCCCTCGTCGTCCGTCGGTTCCTGGTCCTTTTCCGGGATTGTGCTCTCTGTTCCTTCCTGTATGGTTTGCACAAGGAAGTCATACCACTTCCGCACATCCGCCGATCTTCTGTTCGATTCGTTCTCCGCGTCGTATGGATTCTCGTAGTACCGGCAGATGTCGTGGCAGCACTCCACCGGATCGTTGGAGGAGCAGCAGAGCTCCCATACCTTCGGAAAGTCCCTGCGCATCTCCTCGATCAGGAAGTCTACCTGCATCTTGAAGTCTGCAATGCTGACGCCCCTCTGCCGCGCGAACTGCAGGAGGTCTCTCTTCCTACTCCAGAATGTCCACTGTATGAGTCCGAGCCCGGCTCCGTCGATGAAGTTCCTCGCCCCGGCGTTGACCTCTCTGACGTACTGCGCGTCGGAGACTCCGAGCTTCCTGTTGAACGAGTCTTCCAGATTCCCGGAGTCAAAGACGCTCTCCGCTTCGATGTTCTTCAGCACGCCGGCTGCGCCCGCAAGGGTCATGCCCGCTCTTCTGCACTGCTCTGCGATATACAGGGCTTTATTCTGCACGTCGGTCATCGGCTTTTCTCTCCTGTTCTTCCTTTGCGGCCATGTCCATCAGGTCGAGGATCTTGTGCAGAAAGTAGATAATCTGCTCTCTGATCCCCTCGCTCATGCGACGTAGTCCTCTCCCGTGATTTCCTTGTACTCCGCTGCGGTCAGGCGTTTTTTCTTGACCAGGTTCTTCAGCATGGCCTTGTTCCACTGCTCGGGATAATTCTTCTTTGCGATGTCGGCATACTGTTTACTCATTGGTCTCTTCCTCCTCTTCCAGCATTTCCGGATGGTCGCACACCGCGATGTACTCCATCTGTGCCCTCAGCTTCATGTTTTCCTCCAGAAGCTTCTCGTTCTTCTTGCGCTCCTCCCGGAGCTGTGCGTGTACGTCTCTGAACGCCATGGCGTTTTTTCCTCCTCTTGTACTTGTAGTTTGGTTTTACTCCAAAGAGTTCCTCGTAGAATTGATCCATCTTCCGGAGCGCTGCGCCGGAATCGTACGGTTTCACCATGGAAATCCAGCTCTGATAGTGTCGCCGCACATCCTCCGCCGTTCGCTCTCCTCGGTCTGCAAGCCATTTCAGGTTCCGCAGCTGCTTCCGTTCCCGGCTGAGCGTCCGGTCCGAGATCTTGACGACCACCTTCCCGCCGTCCATCAGGATGAACCGCAGCTTCAGAAACACAATCCCGCGCCGGATCGGATAGATTCCCTCCTTGTTTGTCGCGCGGTGTCCCAGCTTCTTTAGCTCCGTCTCGATGTATTCCACGATCTCCAGCAGCTTCTCCCGCTCCCTGCAGACAACCAGGAAATCGTCCATGTATCTGATGTAGATCTCCGGTTTGTAGATTTCCTTGACTCCGTGGTCGATTCCGTCCAGCAGCGCGAGCTGCACCAGCTGGCTCAGCTCGGATCCGAGCCCGATCCCGCGTTCCCCGAAGCGGTCTTCTTTGATCTCCTCGCACGGTCTCTTGTCCTCGTAGCTGTCCACGATCTCATAGAGCAGTGGCAGGAAATCCTTGTCCTGTACCCGTTCTCTCAGGATGTGCTTGATCTCTCCGTGCGGCGTGTTCGGGAAATAGCTCTTCACATCCAGATGCGCGGCGTACCCCTGCCGGTCCCGGTGTTTCCGGTAGTACCGTTCCAGCGCGCACTGTGTCCTGCACACGGTAAAGTCCTTGCCCTTGTTTTTGATGCAGGCTCCGTTGTCGTAGATGAAGCTCCGCGTCAGGTCGTCGCGCACGCCGTTGTTTGTCATGCTTCTCTGCAGCACGCGGTCGCGCATCTTTGTTGCGCTGATCTCCCGTTTCTTCGGCTCATGGATGGTAAAGACGGTGTATGGGCTCAGCTTGTATCTGCCTTCCTTCACTTCTCTGGAGAGTTTCTGGTTCCTGGTGAGGGAACGGAGATAATGGTTGGCCACGCTGTCTTTCCAGAGAACGCCCTTCTTGCATTGCTTTGTCGCACGACACAGCTCCCGCAGACTCAGCGCTTCGTCCAGCCGCTGTCCCATTTCCGTTCCCTTCTTCTGTCTGATGGCTGCCGCTGCAGATAGGAGCACCTGTGGTTTCCCGCAGGCTCCGTCACTTGGATGCAGCTTGCCGGGCTGCATGCGGCTTTGTTTCCTCCCGGTCTCCCGTGAGTCGGATGGCATCCCCCTGTGTGTATGTTCTGCTTTCTTCCGGTCGCCCGGTTTACTCGATCTCTGACTTTACACGGTCCGGCACGGCCCAGTTCCCGTTGTTCGCGTTGTTGTTGTTCAAGCTCCCGTCCGTGTTGACGTTGCGCTCGTTGTTCGCGTTCGAGGGGTTGGGCGAGCGAAGCCACCAGTTACGTGCTGTACGGATGTCACCCGTCTATGTCATGCTGCCGTGTATCGATACCCAGCAGCGCGGCATATCTCTTCTCGTCTTTGTAGATCCAGTTCTTCAGGAGCTTCTCCTCCTGGTTCATCAGGTCCGCCCATACCCCGTAGAGGTTCGGGTCGTTTTCCCAGTAGAATGCCTCGAAAGTCATGCGCTTTTCCAGCTCCCCGAAGTATCCCAGTGCCATTGTCTGCAGCCGGTGGCGGTCCTTTGCTTCCTGCGGCAGCTTTACCTTGATGTCGTTGGCTCTGAAGATGCAGCCCATCATCTTGCTCGCTGCGTCCGCGATGTCCCGCGCGCCCAGCCATCTGCTGCGTTTCGGAAAGATCCTCTCGTCGCTCAGCAGCTTTCTGGTTGTGCTGCACAGTTCCGCGCACACGGTCTCCACTCTCAGGTTCCCGGTCTTGCGTCTCGGCGCTTGTACGCTCATGCTTCTTCTCCTTGTCTCCGGATCTGCGCCGCGCTCGGAGACTGTGCCTCCTGCGCGGCTTGCTTTCCTGGATGCTTAGATGATATCCAGGCCCGGCACGGCCCAGCTCCCGTAGTCCGCGCCGCTGTGGTTCAAGCTCCCGTCCGTGATGACGCTGCGCTCGCCGTTCGCGCTCGAGGGGTTGGGCGAGCGAAGCCACCAGACACGCGCTGTGCCGTTGTTGTACTTGATGCGGTCGGAGTTGGTCGCTCCGTCGTACAGGGCGAACGGCTCGTTGCTCACGTTGCTGTCCGCGTCCGGGGATGTCTCGTACACGCTGTTGTTCGCGCCCCATCCCAGCTCTGTCATGCTGGCAAGCCAGCCCAGGTACTCCCCGTCGGTGTATCCGCCACCGTCTGTGACGGTGTTCTTCGCAGTGCGCAGCTTGACCCTGCCCAGTACTGCCTTGAACTCCGGATCGATCCCGTACAGGAAGCCCGCGGTCGGTGTGGTCTGCGGCCGATCAAACTCGCTGACCTGATGATGCCACCCGCTCGCAGCATCCGAAGACAGCCACTGCATCATGCAGCTGTGCGCGATGTCGTTGCTGCCGTAGCGTGCGCGTGCGGCATTGTTGATCGCCACTGTGACACCGTCGATCGTCGTGGTGGATATGAGGCCGTTCGCGATGGTGCCGAGATTTTTCACTGAGGTAGATACCACTTCCTCGATGTCGATTGCGATGTTGCTCTCAATCGGCGTCGTTCCGAACTGCTGATAGGTGCTGATCTTCGCTGCGCTCAGCTGCGCGTTGTAGCCCCAGCCCAGCATGATCTGGCCTCCGGTCGGCACCGGCTGCGTCAGCTGGAAGATCGCGAACGCGCCGCTGTCGTGGCCGTTGTAGCTCGGGTCATAGGTTGCGTCCACCGTGAAGCAGTATGTGCCTGCCGGAAGCGGCCCCCCGGATCTGATACATGCCATCGCCTGCGTCGGGTTGTATGCGAATCCCGCCACGGCTTCGTGGCAGAGCAGGCTGATGCTGTGCTTCAGATTCGGGTCTGCCGGATGGTGCTTGTCGAAGTCCACGATATCAAAGACCAGCGTTGTCGCTGTCTCGTGTACCTCGATGAGGTCTCCGTCCTGCGCCGTTCCGGTCACGCTGATGCCGTACTCGCTCAGCTCCACCGCTTCGCCGTCCAGGTGCCATGCCGCGCCGTTGTAGCTGAACTCGTACACGCCGTCGTGCACGGTTCCCATCTTCGCGATGAAGGTGTCCGCGTTCACGCTGGCTGCCGAGATGTTGCCGCTCACGGTTGCGTTGATGCTGCTTTCCTTCTCAACAGCAATCTGATCGCCCGGCACCATAACCTTGCTGGCAAGCCCGAGGCGGTTGAGCATCTGGATGTCCTTGAACCGCTTCATGGCGATTCCGCCGCTCTGTCCCGCAATCGAGGCCAGCAGCACGTTCATGGTGTCGAACTGGTCTTTGTTTGGGAAAATGTTTGCAACGCTCATTCTCTTACGTCCTTTCTGTCAAAGTGAGAACGGGGAATCCGTCCTCGATGCTCCACGCCATGGCGTAGAGCGTGTTGCTGTCGTCCTTGTCCGTCAGGTTGACGACGCTTGTCGCCAGTGCTGCGCTGGCTGCTGCTTCCGCTGCGGAGTCTCCTGCCTCGTCTGCGAAGTATGCGGCGTTCTTGTGGTATGTCTCATCCCCGCTCGTCACCGGAGTTCCGTTCCTGGTTCCTTTGGCCCACGCCTCTGCGTCTTCTTCCGCGTCTTCCGCACCGGCTCTTGCTGTCTGTGCCGCGGTCTTGTCCTGTGCTGCCGAGCTTGCGCTTCCTGCCGCTGCATCCTTATAGACCAGCGCATTGGCTGCCGCGCTCTGCGCCAGGCTTCGCTCGGTCTCGGCTCCGCTTCTCGCGGTCTCCGCTCCGTTCTTCGCAGTCTGTGCTCCGGTCTTTGCCGTGTCTGCTGCGGTTGCCGCAGTCTCAGCCGCCGTCGCCTGGTTTCCTGCTGCGGTCTCCGCCGCCTCTGCCGCAGCCTGCGCGGCCCGTGCCGCGGTCAGGGCCGCTTCCGCTGCCGCCGCTGCGTTCAGTGCCTGCGTGACATAGGTCGTCTGCTGTGCTACGAATTCCTCTTCAGTGCCTTCGAACCCGTACTTGACCGCCAGCGCGTACAGACTCGCCGGTGCCAGAAATACTTTAGTTGCGCTCAAGTGTAACTCACCTCCAACCATCCCTGGTGTTCGCCCTGATCATCGTTCATGGAGAAGTCCGGCCCTTCGTAATGTTCTGACTCGATCATGTACAGCCAGCCGATCTTTCCTGCCGTTTCTGTCTCGACTCCGAAGTCGATCCAGCTTGCGTCTCCGATTGCAGCCTCCGCCCGATCCGCTGCCAGCTCTGCCGCTGCCTGTGCGGTTTCTGCCGCCGCCTGTGCGGTCTGTGCTTCGATCTTCGCTCCTGTCGCGCTTCCGGAAGCAAGCTGTGCAGTCTGTGCTGACCGGCTGGCGGCCTCTGCAGACTGCTGTGCAGCCGTTGCCCCTGCCTGCGCGGTCTGCGCTGCGGTCTGCGCTGCGGTCTTTGCGGTATCCGCTGCGGCCCGCTCTGATGCCGCGGCAAGCGCTTCCTGCTGCGCCAGTGTCTTTGCCGCCTCCGCATCCTCCGCATACTGTTTGAACCCGGCGAGGTCTGTGTTGAACTGCTGCTCGGTTCCCGTGTAGCCGCCATCCACGGCCAGCTCATAGGCGCTGGCGCCGTTCTGTCCAGGCGTTCCTTGCGGTCCGATGATCTCGATGTAGTACCAGCATTCATCCTCAGCATCCCAGTAGTACAGCCTGTAGTCCGTTTCCGATCCTACCCTGCAGAACCCGTCCATGTCCGGGATACCGCTCGGATACCGCTCGATCAGATCTTCGTAGCTGTCGAAGGTATCTACGATCGTCAGCCCGGTTCCCGGTTCTCCCTTCAGGCTGTCTAGCCACTTCTTCTCGCTGCCGACAAAGCCGTGTTTTACTGCGATCCCGTATGCCGTGATGTAGTATGGAGGATTATTCCACAATCCCAAATTCTTCTCCTCCTTCCTCGTAAGGATCTGTCTGTTCGCTTCTCCCATAGTATCCGGAGGCCGGGTCGTACCTGCTTCTGATCACCGCGCTGAACTCGTCCCACAGCCGGTTGAACGCCTGTGCCGCGGTGCTGAGCTTGTTGAACTCGCCGTTCTTGGAGTCCACTTTTGCCGTCAGATACGCGCTGTAGATGTCGTCATACGGTGGATCCACCAGTAGCTCCTTGCCTCCGTCCTTCGCCACCGTGCTGTAGCAGAACTGCTTCAGCTCCGCCGGTGCCATCAGGAAGATCTCCGCCGCGATCTTCCCTTCCAGCTGGCCCAGCCATGCGACCTTCGCGTTGATCGGGAACGCGTTCGGTTTGACCTCGTCCACATGGGAGATGCATTCGTAGACTGTCATTTTCTCGCCCCCTTCATCTGCCGATGCCGTGCCCGCTCTCTGCGGGCACGGCATGCTTTGTTATCAGATGGACTGTGATCAGCTGAGATCCGTGCCTCCGTTGATGCCGCCGAAGGCGATGAATCGCCAGTCGTTGCCCGTTGCGTTGAAGCGGGCGCGGCCTTTCCACTTGTTGGCGTCGGTGTTCTCGTCGATGGTGCTGCGCACAGCAAGAGGGATGCGGTCGTTCCAGACTGCTCCGCCATAGGTCTTGTTGTACTCGGGGTCAAGCAGGGCCCAGGGCTTCGTCCCGGCCGTGAGGAACTGGTTCAGATACGGCCAGATGATAACGCTCCATCTGCCGTACTGATAGTTGAACGCGTTGTTCGCCGTGGTCGGCTCCTTGTCGGCGCCGATTGCCGCGAAGACATCGTTCTTCAGCGCGGCGTCATCCGGGATCAGGATCGTGGTCGGTGCGACATCCAGGATCTCGTTGTTGTCGCCGCGGAACAGATGCATGGCCGTCTCCACCTTGCCGAGGATGGAAGCGCTGAAAGCGTTGGAGAAGACGTTGGACTGTGCCGCCCCCTTGACCTTGGCCGGGTGGTCGGTCGCCGCGATCGGCTTTCCGTCTGCGCCGCGCACGTCGAAGGTCTTGCCGCGGAACTTGATGCTGTTCGCCTTCTGCATGAAACCTGCGTAGAGGGCAGCGCCGAAGACCTCTCTGGTCCGGTGGTATCCGGTGATGAAGGCAGCCGGCTGCTTCTTCATGTCCATGACCTTCGCGTCCTCAATCATCTCCTTGGAGATGGAGAACTCGTCCTTCCAGGTTTCATAGACGATCATCTTCTCGTAGCCCTGCTGCATGCTGTCGCTGGGATACGCGCCGTTCTCTCCGACAGGCTGGAAGCCGTTCATGGCCGTCATGCCGGTGAGGAGGTCGCCGTAGTTCTCGCTGGTTCCCATCAGGAACAGCTCGCTGAGCATGCTGTTCTGCTCAAACGCTTCGCTTCTCTGCTCCAGGAACATCCGGATCGGAGCCTGGCACTTTCCGTAAATGCTGTCGTTCAGGCCGCTGGCCTCAGAAAAAATAATGGGCATAGTCTCTTCCTCCTGTCTTAGAATCTCACACGGACCATGCTGCCGGAGGCAGTGCCGTCCATGTATACGATCTCCGCCACGCCGCTCGTGGTCGTGGCCGTCACCTGCAGACCGTTGGAGGCGTGCAGCGTAACCTTATCCCCGATGTTCAGGGATGCGCCGCTCGCGCTCAGCGTGGTCTCATATTCGGTGTCCGGGTCGACTCTCACGACCGTGACAAGGTCGCCGGAGCTCACGGCGCTTGCGTGCTCTTCCACGCAGATGAATTCCGGCTTGTTCGTGCCGGTTGCAATGGCCAGCTTCCCGCTCGCCAGTATCATGGCCATGCCGTTCTTCGGCGTAATGGCCGAGCACGGATACTGCTCAAACGGAGCTACATGGCCGTCGTCGTTTTTGATGTTCAGAAACATCCTGTATTCTCCTTCCTTTTCCCGGGCTTCAGCCCTTCATGTATTTGTTTTGGTATCTCTGGATATCTTCGTCTGTCGCGTCTGGATTGAACAGCTTGTAGAACTTTCTCTCGTCCTCTGTCACAGTCGCTCCTGCCTTCCCTCCGACACCGGTGACCTTCAGATGGCTTTTCCCGGTCGCGTTCTTCACGGCGCTCTGCCGTGCTGCCGCTGCCGTCGCCTCCATCATCTGGTCTCTGGTTGCCAGGTAAAACGCGTCGACAAAGTTATTGCCGCGCTTCACCGCATCATAGAAGGCTTGACTGTATGGTCTGTTCATGAGGTCTGCGACGGTCTTGACCGCAGGATCCACCTTTCGGATTTCCGCGAGCTGCTGTTCCACGTTCTGCATGAACGCGGCGTCCTTCTCGCGTGCTGCTTCCTGCGCTCCCTGTTCCTGCGCCTGCCGCACCGCCTGCACCGCAGGGTGCCGGTCGATCAGTTTCTCCAGACTCTCCCTGGTGAGCTTCCCGCTCCCCAGTTCCTTCTGCAGCTTCTGGTTGTCCTGTTCGTCTCTCCATTCCCGGAACTCATCCATGTTCGTGATGGGCTTGTTGTTGAACGGATTGACCAGCCCCGCCTGCTGGAAGAACGTCTGCTGCTGCTGTTCGAACTGTGCCTGCTGCTGTGCCAGCGCCTGCCTTACCGCGGTCTGGATCGCTTCCTGCGTTTCCTGCTGCCGCCTTCTGGCCGCGTTCTCTCTTCTCTCCTCTTTGGACTGTTCGCCGCTTCCCTCTTCTTCCTCATCGTCGTCCGGCTCCGGCTCGTTCTCCGGTTCCGGTTCCGATCCTTCAGCGCCCTCCGGCATCCCTTCGGTTTCTTCCTCGGTCTGCTCTTCCTGTTCTTCCGTTGTCTGCTCGGCGACGTCAGACTCTTTCCCGCCTTCGTCCGGATCCAGGCCGAACGCTGCATACAGTCTCTTTTCTGTGATTTCCATGCTGTTCTCCTTCTGGGATTTTTCCGCTCTTCCCTTGCGTATATTTTCTGCATATTCATGCAGCCGGGATTTTCTCGCTCTTCCCTTGCGTAGAATTTAAATTTTCCGCCGGTTTTTTTAAATACGCCCGGCGGTCGCTGCAGTCTTTTTAAAGCAGCTTTACTTCTTCCCGGTGCGGAGATCTTTCCCGGTCTGGACAGTGCCCTTCTTGGATCCGCTCTTTACCTGATGCGGAGCTTCGACTTTCTGCTGCCCCTGGTTTTTGATCTTTCCGATGTACTCGCTCGCCATGACTGGTCTCCTCCTTTCCTGGGTACTTGGCATTTTCCCGCGTTGCCCTGCGTATGCTCACAGGCCCATGCCTGTTGAAGCCATCTTGCGCAGCGCTTCCTCCTGCGCCCGGTCTGTCGGTGCTGTCGTTCCTGCCTTTGGCATGTCGGCGACCTGTCCTCCGCCCTGCGGCATCTGCGCCATCACCTGCTGCCGCTCCTGTTCCAGCCGCTCTTCCAGATATTTTCTGGTTGCGCCTGCCCCCGGGTAGTGCAGCTCTTCCATCTTCGTCCAGAACAGGATCAGCGTCTCGGTCTGCTGCGGGTTTCCGAACGCGCCGGTCTGCAGGTTCATTCTGGTCTCCTGCCACATCGCCGCGCGGTTCGCTTCCAGCGCCTCGTTGCTGTCCACGCTGAAGAGGAAGTCGTCGTTCCAGTACCACTGCCCGTCTGCGTCCTGCTTCAGGAAGTCGTACCGGTTGAAGGTCTCATACACTGTATCGCCCTTGTGATCTTTATAGCTCACGCTTCTCGGCTCGTCGCTGTACGCCAGCTGGAACTTGAACATCAGCTCGAAGAGATCTGCGTATGCCGCCGCCTTCATCACGCGCTTGGACTCCAGCCGTCCTGCGCTTCTGGCTGCCTGGAACTCCTTTGCCACGCCGGATGTCGCAGTTCTGTCCTCCCTGCCCTGGAAGCTGTTCGTGATTCCCAGCACCTGTCTGGACTCCTCATAGGCCATGGTGAGATAAGCCAGCTCGCTCTCCACGTTTCCGGAGAAGTCATATGTTGCGATGTACTGCCGGTCCTGGATGTTCTTCAGTGGGATGACCTCGCTGTCCTCCGTGTCCATCCGATAGGCCACCTCCGGCGGCATGGTGATCTTTGTCCCTGCCTTGACCAGCCGGTCGATGATCTTCTGCTCCATCCGGTTCACGGTGTTCTGCTGCCACCCGATCGCGTCCACGTCCGAGTTCCCGAGCAGCTGTCCGTACACGCTCACGTTCCGCTGCAGGACGATCGGCATGAGGTTCGGCTTGTAGTACGGGATCAGTGTCGGTTTCAGGATCGACGCCCCCGCTTCCGTCATCGCGTAACTCGCGCCTGGTATGACGTTCCCCATATCTGTCCTGATCGGCAGCACCACTTCTTCGTATTCGCTCTCTGCGTCCGTCCAGTCTTCAGCGCCGCAGTACGGGCACGGGCCTCCGGAATATTTGATCGGCTCCGCCGGTTCTCCCCCCTGGATCTCGATGGCGCTCAGAAGCATCTTCCGCTCCGGTCTGGCCGCGACCTCTCCAAACTCGTTCGGTGTCAGCTCTTCCTCCAGCTGTCTGGCCAGCTGATATGCAGCTCCCATCGCGCCTTCCTCTTCGCCCAGTGCGTCCTCCTGCATCGGAAGCATCGGCATGTAGACATTGTTCGAGATGATCTGTCCCGGTGCCGGTCTGCGTCTGCGGCACGCCCTGCATACTTCCTGATGCCTCGCCTGATAGTTTTCGATGTTCTCCAGCACCGTGTCGTTCACCCACACGAACCGGTCGATGCCGCCGTCGTCGTTCTTCTCGTACCCGATGTACTTGGTCAGCATCTCGTCCTGGCTGGTCACGCTGTCCGAGCTTCTCAGCTCCGGCTGCTCCTCGCCGAGGTTGTATACGTCCACACCGTATTCCCTGCGGATGCTCCCCTTGGTGGTCGGTATCTTCAGGATGAACCAGTCCATATCCTTGATCCCCGTGAACACCCCCGGCTGCGGTGCCATGGTCTTCGGGTGCAGCAGGCTTACCTTCAGTTCCCCTGCCGTGGTGTGTGTGTTCTTGGAGTTGTCCCACTCCACCAGCCACATGGTTCCGCCCTGGATCGGCACGGTCCGCTCCGCCATGTCGTTCATGGTCTCGAACGGAAGCCGGTTCATTTCGTTACGCAGCCAGTGCTCGATCATCGCCGCCAGTCTCTCGTCTTCCTTGTGTTTGGCCGTGACCTTCGGTGTCGGCAGGTTGGACGAGATCATGCTTTCGATGTTCTCGAACGTGATGTTGCGCACGTGCTTGGTTTTCTTTTTGCTTCCGTCCTTCTTGGTGTCTCCCGGTGTCAGCGGCTCCAGCGTCGGATCTCCGTTGTAGATCGCCTCGCGCCTGTCCATCTTGCTTGCTTCTGCGGAATACTCCGCGTCGGAGACCGACCGTCTGGACTGCCATACTCGCAGTCTCGTCTGCTCGTCAATCTCCATTCCTTCCATCCAGATCAGGCTTCTGTCATACATGTTCGTTCCTCCTGTTTATTCCGGTTCTCCCCAGTCTCTCAGCATCATCTTCTGCATCTCCTCCGACGCATTCCGGTAATCGTCCCACATGTCTGCCGTCCAGCTGTGTTTGACAGCGACGTCCTGCACCTGCACGGTCATGCTCTGCTGTGGCCGGATATACCATGCGATCGCAAGGCTCATCACCAGGTCGTCGTGCGCGCCTTGTTCCGCCTCCGCTCTTCCGTCCTGGTTTCTCGTGAACGTCAGCAGCTCTTCGATGGTTCTCTCGTCATTCACCAGTCTCGCGTGCTCTCGCAGCGCTTCTATCAGGCCCGCTATAATCACCGGCCTTGTTCGCAGGTCGGTGCGGAATCCAAAGCTCGGTCGTGTCCGCCCGGTGTATTCGTCCTCGACTTCCCGTACATACAGCTTTCTGTATCCCATCTTCTCCAGGATCTTCACCGGATAGCTTGAGAAGTTCGTCTCGATCCCAAGCAGTGCGTAGTTGTAATACTGTCCGAGGCAGTACACCTGCCTCGCGTATTCGTCCTCGTCATACTTCTTGTGCAGCACGGCCACCTGCTCGCCGGTGATGTTGTCCAGCACCTGCGCTGCGAACCAGTCGCTGCCTTCGCCAGCCGTGTCTCCTCCGATCACATACGGCCTTCCGCTCTCCGGTCCCTGATAGATCGTGATGTCACCGTTTTCTTCCTCCTGCCAGCGCCAGCTCCGGATCTTCCCGTTCTCGTCGGTGTCGATGACGAAGGACCCCCGCGTCTTCTTCTTTTTCCGCAGCTCCTCCAGCCGCTCGCTCAGCCTCTGTGCCTGGAAGACAGTCTTGCCCGTAATGCCCCACTGTCCTAGGCAATAGACCTGGTAGTAGTACGGATCCGTATCCTTGAAGCTCTCCAGCACGTCGATCTCTTCCTGGATCAGAAACCGGTTGTCCTTGTAGGTGCTTTCGTGTACCAGTGCCTTCGGATCCCGGTTGTCAAAAAATCGTTTCTTCAGCCAGTGTGTCGCGCTGACCGGGTTGAAGGTCAGCAGCATGGTCAGGTGGTATCGAAACGCCGTACGCAGTCGGATGTTCATCTGGTTGAAGTCGCCTCGGTCTACCTCGCTGGCCTCCTCGATCCAGACCCCGGTCACTTCAAAGATCGACTTCAGCTTTTCCGCGTCGTCCAGTCCGGCGAAGATGATCTCGCTTCCGTTCTTCAGGATGATGTACATATCGCCGCTCTTGCCTCTCGGGATGAAGGCGACCTCGTCCGGGTAGTATTCATACGCCTGGCTTTTCAGCTGCTCGAAGCAGCTTTCACGCAGCGTCCTGGCCACCTTCCTCGTGACCAGCCACCGGTGTCCCGGCTCTGTCGTGCATCGCTCCAGGATGTACCGTCCGGCAAAGATGCTCTTGCCGCTGCCGCCGCCTCCCTTCATGACCAGGAACCGGTGCTTATCAAAGATCAGGTCGGCAAAGGCGTCGTTGTTCGTCGCCTTCCAGTCCCTCCACCAGCGCAGGGTTTCAATCTCCCGCTCCGTCAGTTCCCGGTTCAGCATCGTTTCTCATCTCCGCCTGCAGCAGGCTCAGCAGTTCCTCCCGTTCTTCCGGCGCTATCTTCCCGCCGAGTGCCTTCTGTGTCTCGCGGCCCAGCTCGATCTCTTTCTTCTCCGCGTATCCGTGGTTGTTCTGCAGATCGAAGATGATCCCCCGCACATCCTTTCGGATCAGCAGCTGTTCCTCCAGATACGCGCGTAGACACCCCCGGGCGCGCGTTGTCGTGTCGCAAAATTCAGGATACTGTTCCGGATCGCAGTACCTCGCCCACGTAGCCCGGTGGATTCCGAGATACTGGCACAGTCCGGAGACCGTCGGCGGGATCGCGTACTCCCGGTGCGTCATGATTTCTCCGAGGTCGTTCATCACCGGCTGCAGTTCATAGACCTTGTGCCCCCGCTCATCCAGCTCCCCGGTCCAGACCGGCTCCGTCACCGGCTGCGTCCTGCTGATGCTCATGAAGTAGTTCCCGACTGCCTTCTCCAGCGACTTCGGTGTGTACTTCTTTTCCCTTCCGGCCACGCCCTCACCCCTTCTCTGCCCCAAGCATAAGAAAACGGGGAGCTGAAATGTCAGCCCCCCCTGAAAAAATTTTTCGCTCAGTATTTTTTCTCGTTCTCCCTGTACAGACCGCAGCCCTCATAGCAGCTGAAGCAGCGAGCCTCCAGTTGATTGACTCTCTGCCTTTCCCGTCCGCTGTAATTCAGTTTGACCGTCGTCGCTCCCTCGATCCCCTCGCACCGGATATAGTGGTCTCTCGCGCTGCTGCCCTTGTAGAACGGGCATAGCGCTTTCCCTGCTTCAAAGTCCGACTCTCTGCTCATGTCCGCCTCCGCCGCTTCGGCAGAACCACCTGCCCGCCCCGGATCTTCACACGCTCCGGCAGCGTGCAGCGGAGGTATGCGCTCACCGTGCGCCCGTCCTCATCCTCATAGCGCATGATGTCCTTCACGACGCTGCCCGGGATCGGTTGTACATCCTCGATGTCGGAGACTTCTTCCCAGCCGCAGTACACCGGCTTGGCCATGCCCCGGCAGCCGCTCCACTTGTTCTCTCCCGACGGCCTTGCCTTGACGTTGTCGATCATGTATGCCGCGATCCTGGTGTAGTCCCCTTCGTTGTTCAGCGTCTCCGCCTGCAGCGTCCCACCTGTTCCTGCGAGCCCTGCCCAGATCTGTTCTGCCAGAGTCAGTGCGTCGGACGGCAGCACAATGTGGTGATGGATCCTGGCAAAGCACTTGCGCTTTGTACTCCAGTTCGCCGTCACCCATGCCGCCTTCAGTTTCTTTCCCGTCGCTTTGAAATACGCCTTCCCCAGCTTCGTCATGAATTTCTTTGTGAGGATCTTCTTTGCCGCCCGGTACTCCTCTTCCCGTTTCTGATCTGGGTCGGTTGATTGGCTTGCGGGATAGTGCATGTCGTCATACTTCAGTGTGACAAACCAGTCCCCCGCTTCGAAGTTGCAGTTGATCGTGCGGCCGAGGTTGAGGATGCAGCTCCGCTCGTTGGCTTTGATCTTCTTCTCCGTGCTTGCTCCCGCTCTCCGGGTTCCGCGGGTCTTCGGAATCTGGCCGACCTGGAACCAGCTCCGCCGTTCTTCCACGGTTCTTCCTGCTACGATGTAGTATTTCATCAGCCGTCTCATCCTCTTCTCTCGCTCCAATCAGAATAGGATGCCGCCCGTCTTCCCTTCAGGAAGTACGGGAGTCATCTAAACTTAGCCGCTAAAAGGTCCTTATAAGAAACGCGTGCGCGCGTGCGAAGCGTTTCGGTTTTTTCTGTTCTGCTCTCAAGGTTCTCAAGCCGGGGCGGGAATTCCTCCCGCCCCCGATTCAAAACCTTGCTTATCCTGGGATCCGGACATTTTCGAATTTCTGGTACGCGTCGAGATACCATTCCTTTTTGTCCCCGTTGTAGGTCATTTCGTAGTACATGCCGTCCGGCAGTGTGGTGGAGATCAGGTACTTCCAGTTCTGCAGAACCTTGCACTTCCACACGATGTACACTTCAAACTCCATCATCTCCATGCCCGGAGCTCGATGCCTCGCAGCGTACTCCTCTACGATTCCGAGTGCTTCATTGTCCATATTGCTTCTCCTTTCTTTTATCTGAGACGGGTGCCGGATCTCTGTCCGCGCTTAACCCGCTCTCTTACGGTTCTTCGTCTCGCCACGGCCCGCGGTAGTATGCCCGCGTGTCTTTCTTTGGCTGATGCCCCCGTTCCCTGCTGCGCCGAATGGACCGTCTCAGGTCGGAGTCTTTTTTGTTCTCGTACTCCAGCAGCCGGATCTCCGGGTAGAACCTCCCGCACAGCTGGCAGAACTCTCCGTTCGAGAATTTCCCCACCTCTGTTACATAGTTGTTTTCTTCCAGCTTCTTCTGGCACTCCCTGCACAGACTGATTCTGCTTTTCTTCATGTGCCCTCCTGTTCCGCCCGTCTGTTCTTCTTTCTGTTTCCTCCGTTTGGCGGCAGCCCGTGCCTCCTTCTCCACGCGGTAACCGTCCTTGGTGAAACCCCTGTCGCCGCCGCGATCTCCCGGTCGATCATCCCTTGCTCGTACAGCTCTCTCGCCTTCTGCCGGTCCATCTTCACCGGCATCGGGCTCATCTTGCTCAGGTTCTTTTCCTCATAATGATACGGCGCCGGATCTCTGACGCCCGGTCTCGCCCGGAATACTGCTCCCTCTCTTGGTACGAAGAACGGGCAGTTCTTTCCCTCCGCCTTTTTCCTCAGTTTCTTGTCCTTCACAAGTTTCCTCGAATCCACGCCCTCGCGCTCCGCGATCTGGCGCAGCCTGCTCTTTCCCGTTCTCAGCATATAGTCGCAGCACCCGTCCCGGAGGCCGTCCTTCTCCGCCCGGTATTTACAGTCTCTCTGGCACATGCTTCACGCTCTCCGGTTCCACGCCCTGGCCGCGTCATCTTCCGTGTCGTATGCCGCTCTCAGGCTCCTCGCGATGCAGCGCTCTTTTGAGCAGCGCACTCTGTACTTTCCCTTCAGCGGCGAATGCTTCCGGTATGGCTTGATCGCGTACAGCTCCGCCTCTCCCCCGCAGAACGGGCAGGCCATCAGGCCGATCATGCCCTCATCCATGTTTCTTTTCCTCCCAGTCGTCTTCGTCGAAGATCTTCGCGCCGATGTGTCCGGCGCGGATCCCGCTGTCGCACCACAGTCTGTACCCCGCCTCTCTCGCCCGGATGCAGAACGCCATGTCCTCTCCGAACCCTGTGATCGGCGTGAACGGCAGGCCGAATCGTTCCGTCACATCCCGCAGCAGCTTCACCGTCGTCATCACGGCGCCGAATCCGCTCGCTGCGATCTCGAAGATCCCGCTCTCAGGATAGTCCCGGTATACCTCCGCAACGCCTTCTCTTTCCGTGGCCATCAGCTTCCGGTAGATGGTCGGCCTGTGCGGCGGCTTCCGTTCGAAGTACAGTCCGCTCACATAGTCCCGGCCCTCGTCGATTCTCTCGCCGAGCTGTTCCATCAGCTCCGGCCCGAAGCTCATGTCCGAATCCAGCCACAGCACGCGGTCGTATCCTTCTTCGATCGCTTCCTTCGTGATCGAGTTCCGTGCGTCATAGGTCAGGCTGTTCATATAGAAATAGAAATTGCAGAAGTCTTCCGTCCGCTTCATCATCATCAGTGAGATCATAAATCGTGTCTGAACCGTGTCCATGCACGGCACCGCAATCAGCGTTCTCATGTCTTTCCCTCCGGATTCAGTCTCTCCAGCATGTTCTTCATCAGCGTCACCGCGCCGGTCTTCAGTTTCTTTCCGGTCTCCTCGTCCCGCTCGAACACCGTCTGCAGCACGGCGGCCATCTCGTTGTAGTCCTTCTGCATTTGCCCGAACCAGATCCCGAACTTCGTCACGTCAGCGTCGGACGCCTTCAGTTTCTTCTTGGTCTCCTCCAGTTCCGCCCGCAGCTTCTCCGCCGCCTGTTTGTCTGCAGAGTTCTCCTTCGCTTTCAGCTCGGCCTCGGTCTTTCTGAGCTGTTCCTCCAGTTCTTTTGCGGTCTTCTCCGCTTCAGCCAGTTGCTTCTGCAGCCCCTTCTGTGCCCGCTCGTTTTCTTTCTCGGCCTTCTCCCTGGCTTCCTTCGCTGCTGCGGCGATGGCCGCCTCGTCCCGCTCCACCGCCACTTCAATCGGTCTGCTCTCCAGCTCCTGGTTCCGCTTGCTCAGCTCTTCGATCTTCGCTCCCGCTTCTGCCAGCTGTTTGGACTGTGTCTCGATCCGGATCTCCCGTTCCCGGATCTTCTGTTCCAGTTCCCGGACGCTGATGCCGGATGCGTTGACCTCTTCCGCGAACTCCGCCCGCTCACTTTCCGGTACCGAAAGCAGGGCAAATGCCTTGGATATCGGCAAATCCGACAACGTTGGCGTATTTGTTTCCGGTCCGAACAGTCCCAGCTGTGACGCTCCGTATTCTTCGTAGAGCTTCATGTACCGCTGTGCGCTGCGGTCCGAGAACTCCGTCTCCCTCTCCAGCCACGGCAGCCACTCTCCGTGCTCCAGCAGTTCCTTCGCTTCGGCCAGTCTGCGCC